CTTCTCTGTCCTATGAGTCTCGCAAGTTGTATCATTTCATTCGTGGTGGTGATAATCAAATTAATCAGAACAAGCGGGAATCAATGTTCGTTCAACTATTAGAAGGTCTTCATGAGAGTGAAGCAGCTCTTCTGGTGGCTGCAAAGGACAAGAAATTGCATCAAATGTATAAGGGTCTATCTGCTCCTGTAGTCAAGGAAGCATTCAATTGGAATGATGAATATATGGTTGATGAGCATCATGTTTATCCCCAAACGCCAGGACCAGCAAACGGATGATAATTGAAGACGATATCAAACTAGATTATTCCGATGTATTGATTCGTCCTAAAAGGTCAACTCTTACATCCAGATTTGATGTTGACCTAGAAAGAACATATACATTTTATCATAGTGGTAAAGAATGGACTGGCGTTCCTATTATGGCTAGTAATATGGATACCACTGGCACATTTGAAATGCATAAAAAGTTAAGTCAATCTGGTATGGTGACTTGTATTGCCAGACATTACAATACAAATGGTAAAAAATGGAATCAAGTAGAACGTAAAAACAATCTCTGTGTAATGTCTGGTATATCCAATGAAGAGATTTTAGAAATTGTAGGTGTTGCAAATACTTTTCCTGAGATTGTATTTGTTGGATTAGATGTAGCCAATGGATATACAATCAATTTTGTTGAATCAATTAAGCTTCTGAGAAGTCATCTTGGAAATAATGCAACCATTATTGCAGGTAATGTAGTTACTGCTGATATGACAGCAGAGCTTATTCTTGCTGGTGCTGATATTGTTAAAGTAGGTATTGGTGGTGGTAGTGTATGTACTACTCGTATTAAAACTGGAATAGGATATCCACAATTGAGTGCTGTAATTGAATGTGCTGATGCTGCACATGGCATTGGTGGACATATCATTGCAGATGGTGGTTGTAATTCATCTGGTGATATGGTAAAGGCCTTTGCTGCTGGAGCTGACTTTGTTATGATTGGTGGTATGCTTGCTGGTCATGAAGAATGTGATGGCAAGTTGGTGTTTGAAGATGATAATCCAGAACCAATCGGTATGGAGTTCTATGGAATGGCGTCCAAGACTGCAATGGATAAGCATGGCCATTCCAACAGAGAATACAGAGGAGAAGAAGGTAAGACAGTTACCGTTCCTTACCGTGGCTCTATTGAACATACTGCTAGTGATATTCTGGGCGGTATTAGGTCTGCTTGCACTTATGTTGGAGCAAAACGATTAAAAGACTTGCCAAAATGCACTACATTTGTTAAAGTAAATAATACACATAATAGGATATACGAATAATGCCATTGACAAGAAAACGAATCATCTATAATCGGTCTGGTGAAAAACCGTATATGATTCGACATCATCTGATTTTCAGAGAAAAATCAGAACATTTAGAGAAGAATGTGAAAGTGCCATTCAACGCATATATTCACAAAATTCTTCTCTCTGATGAACCTATTTTGCATGATCATCCTTGGAATTGGGGGACATTTATCATATCTGGTGGATATCACGAACATACACCAACGGGGACTTTTTGGAGAGGGCCTGGATCATGGAGAATCAAAAAATCCACAGATATGCACTGGTTAGAACTAAACGAGAACAAACCTTGTTGGACATTGTTTTGGCATGGTATTAGGAGCCGAACTTGGGGGTTTCAGACAGATGATGGATGGACAGATTATCGAACTTTTTTAAAAAATCGTTTAGAATCAAGGACTTAGCGGCTACGATTTTCCTTGACATATACTGGTGTATGGTCTATACTTAGGTATAAATTAAAGAAGGAAGAGAAATATGACCGTTAATGTAGTGAAGAGATCAGATACCCTTGAAGAGGGTATTGACATCCTGATGCAGGCTATGGTTGATGATTATAGTGGTTTCATGCCCCCCGTTGAAAATCGACGGATTGAGATGAACGCTAGGTTCAAAGATGGACTGTCGTTCACGGTTGGTTCCAAATACATCAAGGTTTGTACATCGAATGGTGGCGAGGTGTCTTCCTTCATCGTCAAAACTGAGAATGACAAGAAGTTCAAGAAGGGTGATATTCTGAAGCCCGCTGGTTGGGCTGCTCCTGCTCGGAACGCTGCGAGAGGAAACATTCTTGATGGTGGATATCCTATCGACTGGACCGGACCCCTGTATCTTTAATGATTTAAGGCAATTATGATTCTTCACGTTAAAGGTTCCAATAAGGCAATTCGCAAGTTGGTTGAATCAGCTACTCGGTTCTATGCTGAGAAGTTGATGGGTAAGAGACTTACGGAAAATCTAAAAATTACCATAAATCTCAAGAGAAATCTTCTTTCCAAGGAAGGCCTTGAAGGTAGTGCTGTTTGGGAAGACGATAGCTATCGTCCCAGAGAATTTATTGTTGAGATTGATTCTACCGTAAAGGTTCGGAACATTCTGCTTACTCTTGCTCATGAAATGGTTCACGTTAAACAGTGGGCAAAAGATGAGATGTATGAGTATTTGAATACTATCGGGATGGTTCGGTTTAAGGGTGAAAAAGTTCATCTTGATTCACTTGAATATTGGGATCAACCTTGGGAGATAGAAGCCTATGGCAAACAGTTAGGTTTGTTTATTCGGTATTGTGAAAATATGAATTTTGATCGTGAAGATATGAAAGAGGACGCATGATGGCGCTTGTTGAAATAATTTTGGCAGCAGTTATTTCAACTGCTGATATTCAACCACAACAAATTACAGATAGAGCTCCAGAGTGTCTTGCACTTAACATGTATCATGAGGCCAGAAGTCAAGGGACTGCTGGTCTTTTTGCTGTATCTGCTGTTGTAATAAATCGTGTCAATGATTCACGGTTTCCTAATAGTATCTGTGAAGTTGTCGAACAAGGCCCTATTAGGGAGAGTTGGAAAACTCGGAGAAATAAAAGTTTACCAGAAAGTAAACGAAAATATTATCCCATAAAAAATAGATGTCAGTTCAGCTGGTTCTGTGATGGCAAGAGTGACACGCCTCGTAACAAAAAAAAGTATGAAGAGTTACTTGACTTAGCTAAACTGATCATGTATAATGAATTAATACTTGTAGATATTACAGATGGTGCTTTGTTTTATCATGCAGATTATGTAACGCCTGGTTGGGCAAAAACAAAACAGAAAACTGTGGAAATACAAGACCACATTTTTTACAGATGGGATAAGAAATGACATTTGATGAATACCAAGAATTTGCACGATCAACAGCAATTTATCCAGAAGACTGCAAGGTAACATATCCTGCACTTGGTTTGTGTGGAGAAGCTGGTGAGGTTGCAGAGAAGGTAAAGAAGAATATTCGGGATGGTAAATCTCTGGATGGAGTCGGACTAGAACTAGGTGATGTACTTTGGTATATCTCTGCTCTTGCTGATGACCTTGGTGTAACACTTGAAGAGATTGCACAAGCTAATGTTGACAAGTTACAATCAAGAAAAGATCGTGGTAAGATTGGTGGTAGCGGAGATAACCGATGAGTGAATGTAATTTTACAGAAATTCATGGTTTTGGGCCAATGGATAAACATGGTTATCACTATTCAACTGAAGAGTGCGGTTGTAGAAATGGTGATCATAAAGAGGTTGGCAAGTTAAATCTTGCTGGTAAAAATTATCTTTATAGAAATGATAAAGATCAAACAGTTGTTGGTTATCATGCTCTCATGGATGATGGTGAGGAACATCCAATATACAACAAAATTGCTGAAATTCAATATGAGGTATATAAAAAAATCTATAAAGGAAATACTAGTGTATTAACCACAAAACAATATTATGAAAAAGTTGCAGATTTAGTTTATGAGAGATATGTTAAAGAAGATTCTCGTTTTTCTACAATTATAGAAAAATTTACTAAAGATCATCCTCAAACATGTGAAGGTGTTGCTAAATGAACATCTTTTTCGTAGATCGTGATCCCATAGTTGCTGCACAGATGATGTGTGACAAACATGTGGTCAAGATGATACTAGAGAGCGCACAGATGCTCTCTACTACTCATCGTGTTCTTGATGGTGATGAACATGCTAATAATGTTGGTATGTATAAACTGGCTCACAAAAATCATCCAAGCACTATTTGGACGAGAACTGCTAATAAAAACTATGAATGGTTGTGGCAGCATATGTACGGCCTGATGAAAGAATACACATATCGTTACGGCAAACATCATGCAACAGAAAGATTGATTCATTCACTCTCGAAGCTTCCAAAAAATATACCAATTGAGGAGTTTACAGACCCCCCACAATGTATGCCTGAATATTGTAAGAATGAGGACGCTGTATCTGCGTATCATAAATACTATATAATGGAGAAGTCAAATTTTGCAACTTGGAAACGCAGAGATAAACCAGAATGGTTTTATGACTTAGAAAAGGTGAGTGCTTGATATGGATGGCTTGAATGGGGTAGATGATAAATACGATCCTTACATGAAAGAAATTTCAGAGATGCAAAAGTCTGTTCACACTTTGCAAATCAGGCAAAAAGAACTTATTGAGCGTTTGGACAAATTAAAAAAGAAAATAACAGTTTTGGGTGGTGATCCTGACCAATTGGAGATAGACGTTTAATGCCAACATATACATTTAAGAATAATACTACCGGCCTAGAATTTGATGAATTTATGGGTATGAGTGAAAGAGAAACTTATCTAAAAGATAATCCTGATATCATCCAACTCCCAGTTATGTTTTCTTTTGTTGGAGATCATATTATGGGCGTTGGACCAAAAGCAGATGGGGGATTTAATGAACGTATGGAGCAGATTGCAAACTCACATCCTGGCTCTCCTCTAGCTGATAGGTATGGTGGTACTAAAACTAAATCTCATAAAGAAATTAAAACAAGAGATGTGTTGAAAAAACATAAGGTGATATAATGGCTAACAAAAAAAATAAAGAAATTAACCATACCAATCTTGTACCTGTCAAACCAATTACTGATAATCAAAAAGTAGTTTTTGAATCTTGGAAAAAGGGAAAGAACCAATTTTTATTTGGTGCTGCTGGTACAGGTAAAACTTTTGTTTCGCTATATCTTGCACTAAGAGATGTATTGGATTTAAAGAAATCTTATGACAAAGTAGTTCTTGTACGGTCACTTATTCCTACTAGAGAGATTGGATTTCTTCCTGGCGATGAGGAAGATAAGGCTGCATTGTATCAAGTACCATATCAGAACATGGTGCAATTCATGTTTCAAATGCAAAATGAGCAACAGTTCAATAATCTATATGATAAATTAAAAAGTCAGGGATCATTATACTTTTTATCAACTTCCTTTCTAAGGGGGTTGACATTTGATAATACAATCATTATAGTAGATGAATGTCAGAACATGAACTTTCATGAACTGGACACAATTATTACCAGAGTCGGTCAGGATTCAAAGATTGTATTTTGTGGAGACTTTGATCAAACAGATTTGGTGAGGCAAAATGAGAGAAATGGTCTACATGACTTTTTACGAATTTTGACAGAAATGGATGAATTTAGTTGCACAGAATTTACTATTGGTGATATTGTTCGTAGTGGATTTGTTCGTAGCTATCTCATCAACAAAATCAAACTTGGCATAGGAATTGAATAATGAATTTAGAAAAACTTAGAGAACAACTAGAAATTGATGAGGGTGTAAAATATGAAATTTACAGAGATCATCTTGGGTACGCTACTTTTGGTATAGGCCATCTGGTTCTTGAATCTGATCCCGAATATGGGCAGGACGTAGGGACTTCCATCGACACTGTTAGAGTCCATCAAGCCTTCGAATCAGATTGCGAAAGTGTCTTACGAGACTGCAACATCCTTTACGAAGACTTCGACGATTTGCCGGAAGAAGTTCAACAAGTGATTGCCAATATGATGTTTAATATGGGGCGGCCGCGTTTGAGCAAATTCAAGGGTATGAAACGTGGCGTTGATGCAAGAGATTGGAATGCGGCCGCAGACGAGATGGTTGACAGCTCGTGGTATCGCCAAGTAACTAATCGTGCAGATAGGCTTGTGGAGCGAATGCGTAAAGCACATCCGCTGTATAGAGAATATGATTGAAAATGAGAACCTTTAATCATGTACCAGTGGAATTACCAGAGCTAAAGACTAAAACAATTGATCGCAAAAGATTCTATGTA